TTATGTGGATGAAATGTGGATACCTCCTTTTAACGGATTAAGTGAAATTGCATCCTGGAGGAAATCAGGAGCGAGGTGCGCATAGGTCATAGTTTGCTGGATCGTGGCGTGCCCCATAATTCGCTGGAGCGTAAGTATATTTCCTCCATTAATCATAAAGTGAGCTGCAAAGGTATGGCGTAGAACATGTACAGCCTGCCCTTTCGGTAGGTCAGGCTTAACACTGCGAAGCACCTTGCGATATTCCTCATAATTGACGTCAAACAAAAGGCCGGATTTCTTTGTTTTGATCTCACTAACAACTTCATCAGAGACAGGAATAATTCGAACTTTTCCGTTTTTAGTTTTGTTAAACGTCACGCGGTTATTGATGATGTGTTCCGCGCGCAGATTTTTCGCTTCTCCCCATCTCGCACCAGTACTGAGACAAAGTAGCGTAATCCGCCGGGCATCACCGCTTACTGCATCCAGTAATTTGGCGATTTCTTCCGTGGTGAGATACGTCATTTCGGGTGATTTTCGTTTCAAAGAGGGGAGGGCGCGGAGCGGATTTTCTCCGTGAAATTCCCCGGCATTTGCCAGGAGTGTAAACATTCCTCCGAGATCCGACTCATCACGCCGAACAGTAGACTCTTTTACTCCCAAGGATAAACGGGAGCTTCGATAAGCGGCCATGAAACGAGCATTAATCTGGCTAACCCTTGGATCATTCATTTCTTTGATGATTTTTTTCAACCTGGTTAGAACGCCGTTAGCATATGGCTTATTGCGTCCACCCAATTCCCACCATAACGGAAGCAGATCTGAGAGATGACGTTGCTCTGTTGGCTTTTCAAGCCATTCCTTATCGTGCATGTGGCTGAGAACATAACGCTCAAAGGCCACTGCATCTGCCTTTTTCTTAAAAATCCGCTGAATCCGACGTCCACTTCGGCCACGCGGTCTAACATCCACTTTATACCGTCCACCATCGAGCGCTTTAATTGCCATTGGCAAGCCCTCCGGTGAAACGAGGAAAGACATTTCCAGTTTGTAAAACGTAAGAATAATAAAGGGTTAACCAATTTTCCTTTCGGATGGGGGTAAGTCCGTTGGCTCTTGCCCATAGTGTGCGAGAGCCGGAGCTATCTGCCCGGATTCAGGCGCAATTTTTCCAGTCATAAACCACAACGCATATTTCTCAAATCTGGGGTTGTTTAGTATTTGCTCAATTACTTCAGCATTAGGGATAGTTTTACCGCTTTCATATCTCCACAGAGCATCACGGTTTAAACCAAGCATTTTTGCTGTATCCGGGAGGCTAGTAAGTCTCTCGCTTTCACGCATGATTTTTATGCGCTCTCCAATAGTCATACGCATGTTGCAATTCTCCAACGTCTGTATTAATGTTTATACAAATGAGTTTGATTTGGGGCATCCGTCGCAAGAAATACCCCAAACAGGGAGATTATCACATGAATGAAGAACTATTGAGGGCATTGTTTAAGATCCCAGACCCCATCACCGTCGATGAATTTGCCCGCCGCACGGGCAAGACCGAATCAGCCGTAAGAAAGTTGGTGGAACGTCGGCTCATCCCTCTGGCTACTGAGCGTGAAGTTTTAGGCGAGGAAGGAAGTTCACGCCGCCTCCTCATCTTATGGAACGAGTGGCTCGAAATGGTCTATGACGCAACGAAACAGCTTCCTCCTGAGCGTAAAGATTGGCGCAACCACTGGCTTAATAAAGCTAAGAAGCTGGCGGAAGATTTGGGATTAGGTTTTCTTAATTTTGCTGCATGAGATGCAGGGAGTTTTGATATGAAACAGCAACGTAATTCACGCTTTCGTAATGGTGCTGAACGCCACGCTAACCGTTTCGCTACCAGCGCATCACGCAGCAACATCCGCTACAGCCTGAGTGATACACACGCAACGCCGGATGGCTACCCAGTAAAACAAATCGGCGAGCATGCCTGGCTGATTGAGAAAGCTGGAATCGTGGTCCGCAAATGTCCACGCAATCCGTTTACCGGAAACCGCATTTTTGCATTGAGCTGCGGCGACAATCAGTTCGGGCAGGATTTCACATTATACGAAGCACTACGCACGGTTGATCGTCTGCTTCGCGGGCAAAGTTTTATTAAACAGGCTGATTTATAACAGGTGCTTTATGACCAAAGAGCATGCACAAGGTGTATTTATCCGTTTTATTGATTTTCGCGGTGAACTGTTATTACGCGCATCAGCCATTGACGGAGTTGTTCCATCCGAAAAAAACGCAGCTACTTACGTTTATCTGAACGGTACGCGCTTGACTGTGGAGCTTCCGTACCAGACCGTGCGAGAAATCATTAGCGAAGCTGAAAAGGCACGTCAGGTTAATGGCGATGAACCATATATCGAAATTATTTGTATGGATTCAGAAGCTGAAATTCAGAAAGCAGATTAAAGGGCGTTGCGATGGGCAAAGAATATAAAACTCTCATTAACAAAGCACTTGAGCGTTTTTATTTTCGCTTAAGTGCATCAGGCGCTCATGCTGAACGTGCAGCCCGTGACTCATTGACCAGGGCAATCCGGAGTCTGTATGACGTGGCTTTTTACGCTGATGATCTGGATGCACTTAACGAACTTTCCGAGCTAATCTGTGCCGCAGAATGCGGGGAACATATTGAACCGTATAAGCTGGGGAATATCGCATGAGTATATTTATTTCATGGCTTGCTCTGATTATTTCAGTGGCCTGCGCCATTGGGATTATGCGAATTATTCATTCAGTAAAAAAGATTGAACGTTTTTTCACTGGTGAATAACGATACAAATAAAACATCAAATTAAATAAGAAAACGTGAAAACCATCCGTATTAACGGAGGTATTCGCACACGCAGATAACGGAGATACAAAAATGCACGCAAAAGAAGAAGGTATCATCAGAGCACTGAAAGAAATTTCAAAGATGGAAAGCGAAGTAGCGAAAAAAGCCGTAGCAAATAATCATATAGACGTCGCGACCCACACAATGATAGTCGCAAAAGTCACGGCAGAAGCCGCCAAAATCATCGAAGAACAGGGTGCGGAACTTACGCTTTTCAAAACTCAACCAGTCACCGAACTGGATTTATCTAACACCGGACGCCTTATTTACACAATTGGCTCAGAGCTACAGCGATACACCATTATTGCCGGATTACAGGACAAATACCTGATCACTCCTCACCCCATAAGGGAATCAGCGCTTCTGACAAATCTCCGCCTGATAGAGCGCTCTCAAGTTGCATTCATTGATGACGCCCGACACACCGTATTTAACGCATAGGGTTACTGGACAAAGGGGGCGCAATGGCAATTAAGCATTTTCCCGTCGTTCGCTTTACCTCCAGAGGGCGCGAATACGAGGTCGACGAACGACTGATTACCACTATCGACAAACATCGTTCGGAAAAGGATGCACACCACATCTACCTCACTGACGGCACTTACTTCTGCGCCACCAACGTGGCGCGGGTGAATCTTATCCGACAAGTACAGGAGCCACGCAGATGACCATTCTGGAATACATCGCTACTCATCCGGGGTGTAGCGGCGGAGAGATCGCCGCAGCACTGAATACTCCAACCACAGCCATTAATGCTGAGTTACGCCAACTTTGGCGCGGCGGCTTAGTCATCAGAACAAACCGCAGCACAGGTGGTCGCGCTCGCAAAACTGGAGGCCAGGCTTCTTACCACGTAAACCCGATGCCGTTCGGGTGTAGCAATCCGCTTACTCACATGTTTAACCAGCTACTGAAGGAAGCCAGAACATGAGCACCACCAACCACCAGAAGCTACGCGAACTGGCATTTGCCCTGCAACGAATGGCAACTCCTCAAAAATTACTGGCATTTCGCGCAATGCTCTCGCCGTCTGCTGTGCTGGCACTGCTGGATCAGCTGGAGCACGCCAAAACCACGGCTCCTGCCATTCGCCTGACGCTCCATCATGAAATCGCTGATTTCTGCGCAACGCTGGGGGCACCTGGCGAACCGGAAACGCCGGAAGCGATGCAGCAAGAGCTGCTGCAACGCATTGACAAGGTTTTTGATTTTTTTCTGAACCAGTAAGAAACCAGAACATGCACACACAAAAAAACCGCTTGCCATGCCGCAATCGGTCAGGTTACATTTCCGCTGCACCTCATAAAACGGGTGCCGGGATTCTCAACCCGATACAGAGCAAAGCGCATAACCGCGCCAGCGGTTTTTTTGTGCGTACTGTATTGCCACGTCTTTTTCGCGTCAGAATTATGGCGGGGCGTACGGGGCCGACTTCGGTCGGGCCGGATTCTTTGCTCTCCGGTGTTGAGAACCCTGTACGTCTCGCCACCCCGAGATTCTCAACTCTGGATGGTGAGCTATTTCTATCACCGAGCAAAGAGGCCACACCATGGCAAACCGCAAACAACAGCGCGCATACGCTGCGCGTCGTCACATCCAGACTGAAATCAACCGTAGACTTTTCCGCGCATCACGCGTCGCGCAAATCATGCACATCAATATGCTGCATGAGCGCAGCCACGCGCTATCGAACATCTATTCCGCCTCTGTTTTCAGCTATCTGGCGGATGATCTGCGCGAGCTGCAACAACTCTTCCAGCAGCAAAACAAACTCCATTAATTCCTGTTCCGGGCCTTTCCTGCACCTTGCGGCGGGAGGCCTTCGCACATCTGTAGTAAAGAGAATTGCAGCATGATTGACGCTCATGACTTCACAAGATGGGTGCGCACACAGGACACCCGTCTGGCTCCCGTTCTTCAGGGATTATTTGATCTCTACATCCGTGGTCGTGACAACAGAGCACGCACCACAAAACCGGAGAATGCAGACACCCTTTATTTCACAGTAGACGACTGCTACCGCGTGGACTTCACACCACACGGGCTGGCGTTGCACTGCCTGACACCACACGGAGAATCACTGCTGGCGTATTACGACTCCCCGGCCTCCGTATTTGCGGCAATGCTGGCGCATCGCACTGCTGGCGGGTGTGCCTCGCTGAGTGAATACACCGCTGAATTTAACCGCCTTTCTGCCCTCTTCTCGCAGGAGTGGCAGCGCGTGACGGGATACCAGCCATGAATGAGTTTGCATGGAGCTGGAATGAACCACGGCCAGCCATTGATCCGGCCAGATTTACGGAGCACAGGCAGGAAACTGAAACCGACCTGCAACGCGCCATCCGTTACTACCTTGAGGCAGACAAAAAGGCTCTGGAAGAACAGGAAGCGAAGGAGGAAGCCTTTTTCGCACAATCCACCGTGGGTAAAAAACTCATGGCATCCCTTGAGGAAGCCGGACAGCGTGAAAAGCTGGCACAAAGCATCATCAGCAAGCGTCAGGCAACAGAACAAGACCCGGTGGCCCGTGCTTTTGCCACACTGAAGGTGCTTCCCGTTTATCTGCGTGAACCTCTGAGCCGCCACCTCTCTTTCCTGCGCAAAAAACAGGAAGCCGATCGCCAGAAAGGCAAAAAGAGCTGGCAGGCTGAACGCTACGCGCGCGGAACCCTGCGCAAAATATTCGAACGTCTGGACCGCACCGATCACCGCTGGCTGACACCGGGTTATCGCTCCCTTGCCGGACGCGAACGCCTGGACGATTTGCTTTACCTGCCGCAGCTCAACAAACACCAGATACAGACGCTGGCCACCATGACGGCGGCGATGTTCAGCAGCACCTTCGAAAAACTCTGCGATGGCTTTGGCGCGACTGATGGCGAACTGACCATGGATGTAACGCTGAAGGCGTATCAGATGCTGGCCCGCATGGCGTTACACCTGCACGCCATGCCTCCACATTATGACGCACTGACAACAGACAAAGACCGGAGGAACGAACCGGACACGGAGCTGCTGCCGGGCGCAATCCTTCGCCTGACCTGTGCAGAATGGTGGAAACGCAAACTGTGGCTGTTACGTTGCGAGTGGAGAGAAGAACAACTCCGCGCCGCCTGTCTGGTTTCCAGAAAAACATCGCCCTATCTGAGCCAGGACGCGTTAAGCGAGTTTCGCGCACAGCGCGAGAAAACACGCGATTTCCTGAAAAGTTTCATGCTGGAAAATGAAGACGGGTTCACGATTGATCTCGAGACGGTGTATTACGCGGGAGTAAGTAACCCGGTTCACCGTAAGGCAGAAATGATGGCCACCATGAAGGGGCTGGAACTTCTGGCCGAAGCCCGTGGCGACAAAGCGGTGTTTCTGACTGTCACCTGCCCGTCAAAATACCACGCCACAACAGAGAACGGTCATCCGAATCCCAAATGGAACGGGGCCACCATGCGCGACTCCAGCGATTATCTGGTTAACACGTTTTTTGCGGCGGTCCGCAAAAAACTGAACCGCGACGGCCTGCGCTGGTATGGCATCCGCACGGTGGAGCCTCACCATGACGGCACCGTGCACTGGCATATGATGGTCTTTGCTCATCCGGAAGAAATCGACAGCATCGTGGCCATCACCCGCGATATTGCCATTCAGGAAGACCGCCACGAGCTGGGCAATGATATTACTCCGCGCTTTAAGGTGGAGTATGTCGACGGCTCCAAAGGCACACCAACCAGCTATATCGCGACCTACATCGGAAAAAACCTGGACAGCCGCGCCGTGGATGGCATCGACCCGAAAACGGGCAAGCCACGCGTTGACCACGAAACCGGAAAATCAATGGCCGAGAGTGTGGAACGCGCCATCGGCTGGGCGCGCCTTCACCGGGTCCGCCAGTTCCAGTTCTTTGGCATCCCCTCCCGTCAGGTATGGCGTGAACTCCGCCGCCTTGCCAGCCAGATGGCACGCAACCCGGAAGGCCCGCAACGGCTGAAGGATGATGCAATGGATGCGGTACTCGCTGCCGCTGATGCCGGGTGTTTTGCCACCTACATTGAGAAACAGGGCGGCGTACTTGTTCCACGCAAAGACTACCTGATTCGCACCGCCTACGACCTCGCAGATGAGCTGAACGATTACGGCGAACAGAGCGTACAGATTTACGGGATCTGGTCACCACTCATCGGGGAATCCTCCCGTGTGTGCACGCACCCGGATAACTGGAAGCTGGTAAGACGTAAACCGGAAGCGGAAGACAGCACCCGCGAAAATGGTTTTGACCTTCAGGGCGGCCCTGCCGCCCCTTGGACTCGTGGCAATAACTGTCCCCGTGTACAGGAAACGGACAACAACGGGACAGAACAGCCGGAAGAACGGCCAGCACCGTGGCCGCAGCTCCCTGACGGCGTTGAAGTGAACGAATGGATGCGCTCACTGAAACGGCACGAACGCCGGGCGCTGATGCGTTCGCTTCGTGACAAACAGGCAAAAAACAGCAGTGATGAAATGCAGAGCTGGACACAGAGCCGCAAACAGCAGCGGCCTTTGCCTGATAACCACGAATTACTCGCTAGAGAATGGCGGGAGTCTGCTGAATCTCTCGGCCTGCATATCGGTGAACAACAAATGCAGCACCTGTTACGGGGCGGCAGTCTGTACGTTGACGGCAGCATCATTGCACCGCAGGGATTTGAAATTGTACGCAAACCGGATACCCGCCCGGACAGCCGAATCACGCAGCTCTGGCAGCGCCTGAGCCGTAATCACGGTGTAAGCAGCACGGAGATCCGCCATAACCCGGTCGCCAGCTATCTGGCACAGCTGGGGGCATCAGACCCTGAAGCGGCCACACGCCTGGCATCCACACTTCAGCAGGACCAGAACACCATGAAAACACCCGTTACCGTGCTTTCTGACATGCTGCGCGCCATCCGCGACGCAGAGCACGCACAGAGAATCAGTGAAACCACTGAACGTGCCCGCCGCAAAGCAGACCTGCTGCGGGGTGGCCTGACCAGTGGAAACAAAAACAGACAGAAACGGGATTCACAAATCCCGTAAATGAGCAAAAAACGTGCCGCGATATATGAAGCGCGCACAAAACAGGCAAGAGCGGGATTTCAGAATCCTGTAAACGATTAATTAATCAACATAAGGAAAAGCGACATGAAAATTTGTATCGACGACGGCTCCACCAACATCAAGCTGGCATGGACTGAGAACGGCGAACGCCGCAACGCCATCAGCCCGAACAGCTTCAAGTCGGAATGGTCTGCGCCGTTCGGTGGCACGCATCCCGCGAACTACATGCTTGATGGCGTGCGCTATGGCTTTGATCCGGTCAGCGATCGCTTTGTCCAGACGACTGACACGCAATACCAGTACAGCGATGTGAATGTAATCGCCATTCATCACGCGCTGGTCAAATCAGGCATCACACCACAGGAAGTGGATGTGGTTGTCACCCTGCCACTGAGCGAGTATTTCGACACAAACGCACAGCCGGACATGGCCAACATCAACCGCAAAAAAGCGAACGTCATGCGCCCAGTGGAGTACCAGAACGGCGAAGCATTCACTATCCGTAACGTACGGGTTATGCCTGAATCCATTCCGGCTGGCTTTAAAGCACTGGCTGACATGAGTCCGTTTGAATCCCTGCTGATTGTGGATTTAGGCGGAACCACGCTGGATGTGGCAAAGGTTCAGGGACAACTGGCAGGTATCAGCCAGGTGTTTTGCGATCCACACGTAGGCGTTTCTCTGATGGCCGATGCCGTACTGTCGGTGATGGCCACTAACGGTATGCGCACCAGTCACCACATCGCCAATACCATTATCGAACATCGCCATGATGAAGCCTGGCTGCGCCAGCACATCCACAATGACGCGCATTACGCCAGCCTGATGGCGGTTATTCGTGAAAAGGAAGAAACACTGAAACAACGCGTGATCCGCGCGCTGGCGGGTTTTTCGGGTTACGGGCGGGTGATGGTTGTCGGTGGAGGGGCGGAGATTGTGGCACCCGCTATCCGCGAAGCCTGCGGAGTTAATGCGACTTTCATCGCGGACGGGGTGCCACAGTTTGCTCTGGTTAATGGGCTGTACGCAATGGACAAGGAGTAAACCAATGACGACTCCAACCAGACGGATAAGTTTCTATCTGAAGCCCGCCGCCGTCAAGAACGAAGGCGAAGCATGCGCCTGGCTGGACAGCCTTACACCAGAAGCCCGCAAAAGCGGCCAACGCGTAGCTTTTCTGGCCGGGCTGGCACTTCTGAAAATGAATCCAGCAGAGGCTTACCGACTGGCTGCATGGGCTGACGATGAGGCGTTATCAGTGACACAAACCAGGACAGAGCGCCCCTTGTCACAGCCAGTACCAACCGCACAGATAACCAGTCAGATGGCTGGGAATATCCGGGCGTTGTTTCCTGAATAACACAACATCAGGGCGAGTTCGCCCTGATGCACAAAGCATGCTAAATCAGAATTTAGTATGCAATTTATCTACCAATCGCTTAGCCTCATTAAGTAGTTTTTGGTATTCCCTGCTATCGTTTTCCTGATCTTCATACGCTCGCCGAACACGCCATCGAAGAGCAAGGCATTTTAAGTTCCGGTAAAACCTCGGATTACGCTTGCGGCACTCTTCCATATAAGGTTCAAAATGGACATCAAGAAAGATTAAGGTAGAACCATAAACACGATATAGATACCGCTCATCATACAAACCGTTATTCACGGCATTAGCACAACGCTCCCACTCATTAAAAATGAGTTTTAATGCTTTTGCTCCATCCGTTTGAGAATATTCCTCTTTTCCCCAATCAGCGATCGGAAAGTTATGGCGATCCTTATGAATACGTAGCACTTCTGACCACGCATCGACTATGTCCTTGTTACGTTTATATGCAGCCTCGAAATCCAACGAATTTTTTTCGCGCGACGTTTTTCTTTGATTTCGTATGCTAATCACTGCAATAAGCGCACCCGCAGCTCCTGGATAAAACGTAGGGCTGGATTCCCAAATACTGGAAAAAATTTTTCCTATATAACTAAGGGCAGAAAGAACTAGATCCATTGTATTTAACCATAAAAAATGGGAGCCAAAGCCCCCATTCTACTGAAACTACTCTAAAAAAACAGGAGTTAAACGTCCCAGTTTTCTTCGCTATAGATGCGGCGTACGGTCATAGTTAGTCTCCTCTTTTCAATCATTTAAACATCACTAATTTACTTTTAACATGGAGATGGTTTTACAGTTGTCAACCACCTCCCCCAAATCTGTTGGGGTAAGCTATCACGCCTACCATACACATACAATGATGAGGCTATATCGTGTAGTCACACCGATAAGGATAAGTTCATCTTCTTCGCTGCCTTAATGTGACCAAATATAGCACATTTGAAGCGATATACATCCTGTAATGATACTGCACAATAGTGCACAAATTTGCACAATTTTTTTGAACGACTTTTTGCCCTTCCGGCCCGCGTGGCGGCTGGATCCGTCAGGGATCCGTGCGTGCACAAAAAAACGCGCTTTTTCTGCGCGCAGGTGACGGGGGAACAGCCCGCGTTTCAGGGGGTAAATAGCATTCCCTGAACGATGTCGCAGCGACACAACAGAATGGCTGTATCGCTCACGCTGAGCCTGAAAAAGACGTAAGGTGTTCTGATTTGATGGGATGAAAGGTAAGGCCGTCAAAATCGCACTGAGGCGGCGAGAACATGCAGTCAGCGCGGCGGGATTGTGTAAGAGTCTGGCCGTCGATGATAGCGATAAGTCGGAAGACGTCGTGAAATTATCTGATTGATACAGGAGCTGGAGAGTCGGGGCATAAATTTTTTATGCCCCGGCGAAGCAGCAGACAAGCGAAGCGCGTCAGTGATGCGGCACCTTGCCGACCACACTTCATAAGTGCAAAATACGAGCAAAGAAATCAATGGAGGCTGTTCTATGGTCATTAATTACAAGCAGTTACGAGAAAAACGAGATCAGGTAAAGGAGAGTTTTCGCCGCAATGAAGACCTGACCCCGCTTGTACGCATTGCCCAGGGAATTGTTGATGCTTATGAAATCTCTCTGGAGCTGCCATCACAGACATGGACGGATAGCGACGGTAATCGCCAGCATTACGTTTCATGCGGACTGGAAACGGCTGAAGGGTTTCGCAGAATGCCTTTATCTCAGATTCCTGCCGCTACCCCCAAAGCAAGGGGCGGCAATGATGAGCGAAAACTGATTTTCAGCATTGAGACAGTGGTTGACGACACACCTGGCGAAGTCGCCTTCGTGCATACTCCTCTTTCGATCGCAATGTATAACGATGAAATACAGGTTCGCGTTAATAATAATATCGTGCCACTTAAAGAAGGTAATTCACCATACACCACCGTTTGTGAAGCCATTCAATATTACGTTCTCTCTGAAATTGATAATCTCAAGCCTGACGGCACCCAGAAAATGGTTCAACTCTGGTAAAAAGGACAGCCCCATCACGGGGCTGTTTTTTCATCAAGAAGAGCATAAGAATTAAAACGGATCACCTCTTCGCCAAGCCAGTCATTGATGTGCTTCATGGCCTCCATAACGGGCATCAGCTCGTTAATTGCGTAAACCCGCGCGGCCTTTTCCACATCACCAAACGCACTTTTTTCACCCGGCATCGCCCCCATCAGTTGCGGCGGAACGCGGTGCGCAGCCAGCACATCATCACGGGATGCCGCCTTAACATTCATGAACTCATCCTTTGCGGTGATCTGCTGGAACGGCAAAATTTGCACACCTTCTTTGCCCCCGTTGGGCGCATGAATGAGCACGTTTTTAAACGCACCACCACCACGTGCACCCTGTAGCGTTTCTTTCAGGGAGTCCATGCTTTCGCGGTTTACCTGCGCTGCACCGATGTAGATGATACACCCGGCGTGGGATCCGTTGTCGTAATACAGTTTTCTGAACATGTCCGCCGAATGAGACAGGCTGGCCGAGAGTAATGCGCCGAGATATTCCGGCATGCCGTAGATTTCCTGGTTAATGTCAGGATTCATCAGGTGGCACACTTTGCCAGGGCGAAACTGAAACGCGTCCTTACCATCCTGCACATACCACCATGATTCAAGATCGCTTCCGCGTCGCATGTATTTCGCCAGGGCGTGCCGTAATTTAAGCGGTTCGCCGAGCATATTGCTTCGAAGCTCAAGGAATGCGTTACCGAACACAAACCAGTCCAGCGCCAGCGCCGAGAAATCCTGCCGGGAAAGCAGCGGGTGCGGAATATAGCAACCGAGCAATACATTGCGCTTAAAGTAAAGCGCAGACTGATGCCAGGACGTTTGCCGGGCCGCTCTTGCCAGACCGTACCAGTCCACCGGGGTTTCATACCACCGCCCGTTATCAGCACAGTACATATTGTCCAGCAGGTCATGCCCGGTCAGGCGATAAGGACCATCAAATGTGAATGCACTGAGCGATGATTCTTTCCTGAGCGCATCAGCGAGATCAATGCGTGAACTCATGCGCACTTTTTTATTTTTTCTGCTCATCAGAACTCCATAACCGTGAAACGCTCGTTTTCTCCTTCGCCGCCAATCGGTTCGTTAATGACAGCAAGCATGGTTGCCCACGCAAGGTCGCCGTGGCTGATCCCCCTCGCGCGGTCCGTTTCGTAAGTGATAAAGCCGCCCGGTGTTTTCACCTTACGCACGGCGTTAAAGGCTGCGACCAGCTCGCGTTCGGCGCGATCGTATTCCCACCGCCCGGCGCGCATTATTTGCAGCATTTTCAGTACCAGCGACCGTTTTGATGACAGCGTGAAGGTGTACGGAATAGCAGCAGGGAAAAACCGTTTCACTATCTGATAAACAGCCTCCCCGTTCCCGCCCGTCACATCAATGCCGATGTGTTCCACGTTGTAGCGATACGTGAACTCTTCAATGACTCTGGCCTGTTCTTCAAACTCCAGCCCCTGAACGCGTCGCGTCTCCACCGTTCGAAAACGGCCACCAGGAACAGCCGGAGGAGCCACCACAGACACAGCGCCGCTGTCGCCGTTGCCACTGCTGCCGTTTGCGTCATACCCAATCCATACCGGACGATTTCCCATCGGGCGGGGAGCAAAAGGTTTCCAGTCTTTCCAGTCGTCGTATCCGTCAACGCCGCAGCCAATCAGGATGTTCAGGTTAAATGCCGATTCCCCTTCGCGGACAAACTCACACATGTAGAGATTGAGGAACTCGTCTTCGGTGTTTTCATCACGGATTTCGTCAATATCGGTGTGTTTCCAGCCGTGATTAACCACATCTTCCAGCGTGACAATCTGCCGCCACGTCCGGTCAGGGCAGATAAGCCCGTTATGCAGCGTTTTCCAGTCCACAGAAAAACGCTGGCGTTTATGCGTGGCCTTTTTCTCGTTCCAGCGGTCGCCGTTCCAGTAGGCGTATGCCTCGTGCGTTTCGGTGGATGGCGTGGAGAAGTAGGTGCGCCGCAGTCCGCTGAGGGTTGCCATAGCGCCAGCCACCTTGCGCAGTTCAGCAAAGCGACTGACCCAGAAAAATTCATCAAAATAAAAATTGCCCGTATAGGACTGTGCCGACGCAGCAGAAGTGCCGAGAAAATGCAGCTCTGCGCCGTTGGAGAGGATGATTTTATCACCCCCTTTCAGCTCCACATCAACTTCAGCCGCGGCCTTCTGAATAATGCTTTTAAACTGGAACGCCTGACGACGCGACGCAGACAAAAAAATCTGGTTACGCTGGTAAGGTTGCGCCACATCGTCACGCAGCGCCATCAGCAGTGCTTCCTGTGCAAAATACCAGGTCGCCCCAATCTGTCGGGATTTCAGGATCATCCTGTTACGTATCCCGGCTTCCCTGCAAAGGGTCAGGGAGTCAAACCAGCCTTGCTGATGCCACTCCAGCCTGCTGATGATTTTTTCCCGCAGTGCGGCAATCTGTTCCGGCGTGAAATGATTTTTGAGTTTTTTCGCCCGGCCTTTCTTTCCTGCGGCCATCACATCCGGCTGGCCATCATGCAGCTTTTTAAGCTGCCGGGTCAGCAGGTCTATTTCCTTAAAGTCACCGCCTGTTTTATTCTGTTTTTCAGTAAGCTGGATGAGGCGCGCATCAATGGACTGCGTGACACGCTGCACGGGTGGCGTTTCATCCCACTGGTCGCGTTTTTTCCACGCATAAATCGTGTTCGGGTTTATTCCCATCAGACGTGATATTTCTGCGGGCGGATAACCCTGCCAGTAAAGTTGCCGCGCACGCTGGCGCACAAAAGCGTCCTGAATCATTGCTCCCCCTGAGTAATTACAGGAAGATTACCCGCGCGCGAAACCGTTCTCCTTAACCCCCTGTTCTGGCCGTTTTCTTACAACAAAAGCCCTTTGTATCAGCCTGTTACGCTTTGCCATCATGACTGAAGAACCAGTCAGAGGGGCAAAAACTATGGCTAATGAAAAAAAGACATCCCGCAAAAAGTTTCGCGTGGCTGTCTCCGGATCAACTGTTGATGGCCGCGAAATCAGTCCGGTACATCTGCGTGAAGCCGCCGAGAACTTCAACCCGGATGTTTACGCTGCCCGCGTGAACGTTGAGCACTATCTCTCGCCATGCCCGTCAAGCGAATTTTCCGCAATGGGCGATGTCACCGCGCTGAGTACGGAAGATATTACGGAAGGCCCGCTGGCCGGACGTACTGCGCTGTATGCAGAAATCGAACCGACCGAGCGCATGAAGCAGCTTGTCGCTGACGGCAAGAAAATCTATTCCAGTATCGAACTGCACCCGCAGTTCTCCGTTAACGGGCGCGCCTATCTGGTCGGGCTGGCGATGACCGACACCCCGGCAAGCCTGGGCACTGAGCGCCTGAAATTCACGGCACAGCAACGTCAGGCGGTGATGACGTTCAACAGTGTCCAGGGTGAAGCACCACTTATCTCCGAAGCCATCGAGTCTGAAATCATCGAAATGGCAGAACAACGCCAGGAAGAAGGCACCCAGTGGTTTAACCGCGTAATGGGGATTATTGGTCGTGGCCGCAAAGCGGATGACGCCAGTTTCTCCCGCATTCAGGAAGCGGTGGAAGGCGTCGCAACGTCACAGGCCGACATTATCGACCGTTTTAATGCACTGGAAACCCGCCATCAGCAGGACCGCCAGAAAATCACGTCACTGACCACAGAGCTGGCAGCACTGAAGGAAAAACTGCGCACGCAGGACGGCGATCCGCAGAACCGGTTCACCGCAACGGGCGCAGCCTCCGACCAGCTGGCTGACTTCTGATAAGACAAAGGAGCAAATTTTTTATGAATCTGGTGATGTCAGATATTACCCGCAACAAGCTGGGTTGCTATATGGCGCAGCAGGCGTCGCTTAACAATATCCCGGTTTCCGCACTGGTATCGCGATTTACCGTAGAACCCTCGGTGCAGCAGCGTTTTGAAAACGCCTCAAAGGAAAGCACCGAATTTACGAAAAGAATTAACGTGATCGGCGTGACCGACCAGAAAGGCGAAAAAATCCTCCTGGATACCACAGGACCGATTGCGCGCACGAATACCAGTTATGACGGCACAAAACGCCGTAACCCGAATAACGTGGTTGATCTGAAAAACCGCAAATACCAGTGCGAACAGGTGAACTACGACACGTTTATTTCGTATCCGCAGCTTGATGCCTGGTCGGCACACCCTGATTTTCAGTCCCGCATCAGCGCACAGATTGCCCGACAGGTGGCGCTTGACCGCATCATGATCGGTTTCAACGGCACGTCTCACGCGGATGAGTCCAACTTCAGCACCAACAAGCTGCTTCAGGACGTTAACGTGGGCTGGCTGGAGCACATCAGAACCGACGCCAGCGAACGCGTTATGAATGACGTGACGCTGACCTCCCGCAACATGGACAACACCGTGGCGCACGCGGGTAAGTATGCGAACGCTGATGCACTGGTACAGGACGCGCGTTCATCCCTGCTGGATGAATGGCACAAGGAAGCTGACGACCTCGTGGTGATTATGGGGCGCAACCTGTTTAACTCGCTGCGTCTGCCCGTGCTGAACAGCATCAGCGGCCAGAATCCCAATGCGGAATTACTCGCCGGGCAGCTCATTCTGTCATCGCGCACCATTGGCGGGCTGGGCGTGTTCCTTGCGCCGTTCTTCCCGGATTCAACGATGCTGATCACCTCGTTCAACAACCTGTCGATTTACTGGCAGAAAGGTTCAATGCGTCGTCTGATGAAAGACGAGCCGGAATACAACCGCATCGCCACCTACCAGTCCATCAATGACGCTTATGTCGTTGAAGACTATGGCAAGTGCGCGATGGTCACTGGCCTGAAGTTCGCCGACAGCTAATCACCTCACGGCGGGCATCATGCCCGCCTGTAACGGAGAGAAAAAATGATTACTCCTGCACAGCAACACTGGCAGAACGTGATGGCACAGCGCGCAGGCCGGGCGAATGAAGGCGTGGACCACGCCGCGCGTACCGCGCATGAAGAGGTGCTGTATCGTCTGCGTCTGGCACAGGCCCGGCTTAAGGGCGTACAGGCCAGAAGCGCGAAAGCCGCCATCAAAAAAGAGTTATTGCCGGACTTTTCCGGCTGGATTGAGGGAACGCTGGAGGCTGACGGCGGGCAGCAGGATGAAGTGATTGCCACGCTGATGGTGTGGGCGATTGACTGCGGCGATCTTCCGCTGGCGCTGCGTATTGGTGCATATGTGGTCCGTCACAACCTCATCATGCCGGATAACTTTGGACGTACTGCTGCCACGGTACTGACCGAAGAAATCTGTAATCCGGTACTGACGCAGGCCGGGACGGATGCCGACGCGGATTTGTCCGCCTTTATCGAACCACTGGACACACTTTGGGAAATTGTCGCCAACCAGGATATGCCGGACGAAGTGCGCGCCAAATTATGCAAGGCGTGCGCCTTTGCCCGCCGTGGCCTGAGCGATGCGGACAGCATGGCCTCATCACTGAAGCTGCTGCGCGAAGCGATGCACCTGAATCCGAACGCAGGTGTGAAACGCGAGATTGCAACCCTTTCCCGCGCCCTGAAAAAAGCCGATTCCGCAGCCGCACCAGAAGATGCCAGCACACTGCAGGCGCAGGACGAAAGCAGCAAAAGTAAAAAGACAACGCGGAAGCCTGCAACACGAAAAACCACCGCGACGCAGAAGGCGAAGCGCGGTTAATGACTGACCCCGTCAGCGGGCGGCGTGCGCGGTGTTCCGGTTTGACTCCGTGACCGTTTACACCGCGCACCCACCGCCCGATTTTTTCAGGAGTGAACCCCATGAGTATGGTTGCCAGAACCAACCCCGGACCCGCAGAGGACGACATCACCGATACCGATGATGGTGATACCCGTATTTCAGCAGGTGCATTCTGGCCGGATATTGTGCTGCGTGAGCTGCGTCTGGCGGTACGACTGCCGGGCCGTGTGACCACCTCCCGCCTGCTGCATACCGCTACCGGGGCCGTGGCACACGTTACCCGCGAGCTGGAAGCGTGGCAGCAGGAACAGCAGGCGGCTGGCCATCAGACGCTGGCCGATGTTCCGGCACCCGTAATTAACGGAGAAAGCGTCAATCTCTGGCACTGGCGCAATGCGGTTTACACCGCCACACGCGCCCTGATTCTGGAGCGTTACCGCGATGCGGACACAACGGACAAGGGCGACCGCCGGGCGGACGCACTGGATATACAGACATCGGATTTGTGGCGCGATGTGAGCTGGGCCATCTCTGACATTCTGTGCCGCCCGCGAATCTTTGCGGAGTTGTGCTGATGAAAGTGAAGGCACTGGAAGGCGACACCGTGGATTCGCTCTGTTTTCGGTACTACGGCACGACGCAGGGCGTCACCGAAAAGGTGCTGGATACCAACCCCGGACTCTGTCAGCAGGTATTTCTGGACGCCGGGCAGGAAGTGGAGATGCCGGAGCCGGAGAAGAAGAAACGAGAAATGATTCAGTTGTGGGGGGATTAGCAGTGAGCACCATTCAAACAGGGATCACAGAGCAGGTTATTGCGTGGCTCTTTGACCACCTGCCAACGGTGTATGCAGTAGGCGCGGCGGTCAGCATTTCCGCGCTGATGAGTCTTTATGACGGACGAACACTGGTTCAGACCGTAACGGGATCGCTGGCGTGCGGCGTTCTTGCCATGGCCGTGGCCGGGTCGTTGCGCTTCTTCGGTTTTCCTGAAGATGCCGTGACGTTTATCGGCGCATCAATCGGTTTTATGGGGGCAGAGAAAGCACGCGACAAGGTTATTGCGGCCTTTAATCGCAGGGTGAAGGAGAAAGACGAATGAGCAACACATTTAAATTCAGCAGCCGGAGCGAAAAGAATTTGCAGGGCGTAAATCCTGATCTGGTGAAAGTGACCCGACGAGCACTGGAAATCTCGGAAGTGGATTTTGGTATCACCGAAGGGTTGCGCAGCCGTTACCGCCAGAAGCAACTTGTGGCCACAGGTAAGAGCCAGACCATGAACAGCCGCCACCTTACGGGGCATGCCGTGGATGTTGTGGCTTATGTCGGCAGCCAGGTGTCATGGGAATGGCCGCTGTACGAAAAAATCGCAGCAGCATTCAGACAGGCCAGCCGGGAACTGAATATTCCGGTGGAATGGGGCGGCGACTGGAAGACCCTGAAAGACGGACCGCATTTTCAGTTACCACACGGAGCCTATCCGGCATGAAGCTCTGGCCCACGCTGGGCGTCGCTTTCCTTCTGATTGCCGCATGGGGAACATCCATGCGTCTGTCGTGGTCGCTGGGCCGGGAGAACGCCAGAAACGAAGCGCAGGCCAGCGCCCTGAAACGTACCGTCGACACCCTGAATATCATCAGCGCCGGGGTACAGGATATGCAGCAGGTGCTGGCGCAACTCCGCGTGGAAAATCAACAGCGAAATCAGGACGGAGAGGCCAGACGTGAACAGCTACGCAACGATATTGCAAAAGATGAATGCGCCCACGCTTTGCCTGACGCTCGTTTTACTGACAGGTTGCGCAGGCACGCAGAACGCGCCACGGCCAGCGCCGTCAGTCCGGCTTATACCGCAGACGCTGACCATACCGGTAACGCCTCCCCCCTTCCCTGACACTCCCACATGGGGAAATCTCGGTATATGGGGCGACCGCCTTCTGGATGCACTGGAAACCTGTAACGCGGATAAACGGGCCATTGAATTACTGGAACAGCGCAGGCTGCAACGACTGAACAACGAGGATAACAACCATGCTGAAAACTGATTCCCTGCGTGAAGCCATGACCCGTTCATGCCGATGGTGTCAGGCCAACCCGGAAAAATTCACCATTTTCGTGGAGAGCGGCAACATTGAAACGACAGGAGAAACCCCATCGTTTGTTTACCGCTATCAGATGGTGATGTTTGTCATGGATTACGCCGGGGGGCTGGATGACCTCACGCTGCCGCTGCTGGCGTGGTTATCCGAAAATCAGCCACAGTTGTTGCTCAACCCTGAGCGTAATCAGGACATCAAATTCTCCGCCGTTATCAATGACGATGACAGCGCCGACCTCCTGTTTACGCTCCCCCTGCGGGAACGCATTCGCATCACGCGCAACAGTCAGGGCACACCGCAGGCAGAACACCTGCCGGAGCCAAAACCCCGTCTGCCCTCTTCCGAAGGCGACTGGTCGCATGTATTCCAGGATGTGACGTGGGGTGAAAGCGATGGATAAGGCATTCACCCGCGTGGATGAAACCTTTGAGGCCATCCGCGACAGCCTGAATCAGCAGGCCATCAATAACATCGCCAGAAAGCTGGCACAGGATTTACGCCGCGCCCAGCAGGCGCGTATCCGGTCACAGAAAGCGCCGGACGGGACCGCGTGGACACCACGCAGACGCCGCGTAACCCGGATACAGGAACGCATTCGCTTTATCTGGAATAACGAAGCACGCACGCTGAAAAACTGGCATCACGACACGGGGAAATACGGGCGAACCATTACCGGGTGGGATGAGGATAAAAACAATATCCGCACGTTTTACCGGGATGACATCGACCGTTTTCTGGAAATACGCACCCGGCGCATCAACCAGGACAGCACAAAGCGCGTCCCCATGTTCGTAAAACTGCGCACCGCCCGCTACCTGAAAGCCCGTGCAGATGCTTCCGGTGTGACGGTGGGTTACAGCGGCGTGGCCGCACGTATTGCCCGCGTTCATCAGTTCGGTGAGCGCGATCAGGTTGCGCCGGGCATTTTCACCGATTACCCGGTACGTGAGCTGCTGGGTATCAGCCAGGCAGATGAGCGCCTGATTTATAACACGGTGCTGGGCCGGATTGCGGAGGCTGTACGGTGAGCGCAGAACTCATGCGACTGCTGAGCAATATCATCCGCACCGGGATCATCTCTGAAGTTGATGAGAAGTCCTGGCGCGTGCGCGTTCGCAGCGGCGAACTGGAAACAGGATGGTTGCGCTGGAACACCACGCGCGCGGGAGCTTTCAATGTGTGGCTGCCGCCATCACCCGGCGAACAGGTGGTAATTGCCTGCATTGGCGGCAACCCGGAAACCGCCATGATAATTGGCAGCCTGTGGAGTGATGCCAATCCGGCACCCGGCAAAAGCCTGAAAGAAATCGTGGTCAGCGCGCCGGATGGCGCGGTGTTCAGCTACGACGCGGACGCAGGCGCACTGAGCGCCAGCGGCATGAAAACGGCCACTTTACAGGCATCCGTCAGCGTGACACTGGACACGCCCGTCGTGGAATGCACAGACCTTCTGAGAACGGCGACGCTTGACGTCACAAAAGGGGGAAAGATGAGCGGCAATATCACGCACAGCGGCGGCAATTTCACCTCAAACGGCATTACCGTGCATACGCATAAACACGGTGGCGTGAAAGGTGGCAGCGATTCGACAGGAGGCCCGCAGTGACAACCCGCTACACAGGAATGAACCCGGACGGAACGGGAAACCTGAACGATATGGAGCACCTGAAACAGTCAGTCAGGGACATCCTGACCACCCCGCTGGCAAGCCGGGTTATGCGACGGGAATATGGCAGCCTTGTGCCTGATTTGATTGACGAACCCATGAATAACACCACGCGTCTGCAATGCATGAGTGCTGCCGTGATTGCGCTGACACGATGGGAACCCCGCATTGCCCTGGATGCCATCGACGTTGTCTGGAAAGCGGGAGGCCGCGCCGGGGTGACGCTGTCGGGCACTGTCATGCAGACCATGCAGAATGTTGAATTAACCATCACGCTGAGGGAGTAAATCATGCCCGCCGTTGACCTTTCACAGTTACCGGAACCCGCCATCATCGCGGAGCCTGACTTTGAGGCAATTCTGGCTGACACAAAGGCCATGATGATTGCGTCCTATCCTGCCGAACAGCGTGAAGCCGTCTCCGCCGCGCTGGAGCTGGAATCAGAACCCCTGAACGTTATCGCTCAAACCATGTCGTTTCGTGAAATGCTGTTACGCCAGCGGGTTAACGAGGGCGCACGCGCCTGCATGTTAAGCCACGGTTCAGGGACAAACCTGGACAACCTCGCGGGCAATATGAACACAAAGCGCCTGGTTATCACTCCGGCAACGGATACCACCGACGCGGTGATGGAGAGCGACACCTCGCTGAGACTGCGGGCGCAGCGGGCGTACGACGGCCTGAGTGTTGCTGGCCCGTCAGGTGCATACGAGTATTTTGCCCGCAGCGCCAGCGGTCTGGTGCGTGATGCGCGGGCTATCAGTCCGTCTCCGGCAAATGTGACGGTTTCCATCCTGTCCACTGAAGGCGACGGCACGGCAACGGAGGCGTTGCTTAATACCGTTCGCGCCGTTCTGAATGCAGAGGATACCCGCCCGGTGGCCGACCGCCTGACCGTACAGAGCGCCAGCATCGTGACATGGCGGCTGAATGCAAAACTGTACTTTTACCCCGGTCCGGAATCCGAACCTATTCTGGCCGCGGCGGAATCGTCATTCAGGAAGTGGCTGGCTGAACAGGGGCTTATCGGTCAGGACGTGGCGTTGTCCGCCATTGCTGCCGCACTGCATGTGCACGGTGTGCAACGCGTGGAGATAATCGAACCCACACAGAATATGTCCATCAGCGACATACAGGCGGCGCGCTGTGAGTCATTCACCATCAGCGAAGGTGGGCGTAATGAGTAATTCACTGTTACCGCCATCAGCCAGCAATTTCATGCGTTGTGCCGAAGCTGTCGGAACGCGCATTACAGACATCCCGGTAGACCTCAACACGCTGTGGTCGCCGGACACCTGCCCGGTGCACCTGCTGCCTTATCTCGCCTGGGCATTTTCCGTTGACCGCTGGGATCGCAACTGGCCGGAAGAGACAAAACGACAGGTGATTCGTGATGCATGGCTGATACACCGACACAAGGGAACCATCAGCGCACTGCGCCGGGCCATTGAGCCGCTGGGATACCTCATTCGTGTGTCTGAGTGGTGGGAGTTCGGCGGAGAACCGGGAACATTTACCGTTGAAGTGGGCACGCTGGACAGTGGCGTGACGGAGGAAATGTATCTGGAAATGGAGCGGTTGATTGCTGATGCCCGCCCGGTCAGCCGCCACATGACAGGGCTGAATATCATTCAGGAGATCCCTGGAGATATTTTCGCGGCGGCAGCAACTTACGACGGTGAAGTCATTACCATTTATCCGGACGATTAAGCATGAGTACCACAACACGAAAATTTAAAACCGTTATCACCGATACGGGTGCAAAAAAATTAGCGCAGGCAGCCGCGCCAGATGGTAAGCCTGTCCGCCTGACTCATATGGCCGTGGGCGACGGTGGCGGTACATTGCCCACACCTGACAGTAAGCAGACCCGTCTGGTGCATGAGGTGTGGCGACATACTGTTAATCGCGTCATCCTGGACGCAACACATCAGAACCGCATTATTGCAGAGCTGGTTATTCCTCCTGAAACGGGCGGATTCTGGATCCGGGAAATTGGTGTATTTGATGAGCACGGCGATTTAATCGCGGTGGGCAATACTGCCGAAAGTTACAAGCCAGCCGTTGCCGAAGGGTCCGGTCGTGCACAAACATTTCGCACCATTCTGACCGTATCCAGCACAGCCACCGTGGCGCTTACCGTGGATAACACCATGGTGATGGCCACAGTGGATTACGTGGATGACAAACTGAAAGAGCATGAACAGTCACGACGTCACCCGGACGCCTCGCTGACCGCAAAAGGCTTTGTTCAACTCAGTAGCGCCACCAACAGCACGTCTGAAACGCAGGCTGCAACGCCGAAAGCAGTAAAGGCCGCGTATGACCTTGCTAACGCAAAATATACCGCTCAGGACGCCACGACGGCACAAAAAGGGATAGTCCAGCTCAGTAGTGCCACCAACAGCACGTCTGAAACACTGGCCGCGACATCGAAAGCGGTTAAGGCGGTAATGGATGAAACGAACAAGAAAGCGCCCTTAAACAGTCCTGCGCTGACCGGAACGCCAACAACGCCAACTGCGCGACAGGGAACGAATAATACCCAAATCGCAAGCACGGCTTTCGTTATGGCTGCGATTGCCGCCCTTGTAGATTCGTCACCTGACGCACTGAATACGCTGAACGAGTTAGCGGCGGCGCTGGGAAACGACCCGAATTTTGCGACCACCATGACTAACGCGCTTGCGGGTAAGCAACCGAAAGATGCCACCCTGACGGCGCTGGCCGGGCTTGCTACTGCGGCAGACAGGTTTCCGTATTTTACGGGGAATGATGTCGCCAGCCTGGCAACCCTGACAAAAGTCGGGCGGGATATTCTTGCGAAATCGACCGTTGCTGCCGTTATCGAATACCTCGGTTTACAGGAAACGGTAAACAGGGCTGGTAACGCCGTGCAAAAAAATGGCGATACCTTGTCCGGTGGGCTTACTTTTGAAAATGACTCAATCCTTGCCTGGATTCGAAATACTGACTGGGCGAAGATTGGATTTAAAAATGATGCTGATGGTGACACTGATTCATACATGTGGTTTGAAACAGGCGACAACGGCAATGAATATTTCAAATGGAGAAGCCGCCAGAGCACCACAACAAAAGACCTGATGACGCTGAAATGGGATGCACTAAATATTCTGGTAAATGCCGTCATTAATGGCAGTCTTGGAGTTGGTACGACGAATGCGTTAGGTGGTAGCTCTATTGTTCTTGGTGATAATGACACCGGATTCAAACAGAATGGTGATGGTATTCTGGATGTTTACGCTAATAGTCAGCGAGTATTCCGCTTTCAGAATGGAGTTGCTATTGCTTTTAAAAACATTCAGGCAGGTGATAGTAAAAAGTTCTCGTTATCCAGCTCCAACACCTCCACAAAGAATGCAACGTTTAATTTATGGGGTGTTTCAACCCGTCCAGTAGTTGCAGAGTTAGGCGATGAGGCAGGATGGCATTTCTATAGCCAGCGAAATACAGATAACTCGGTAATATTTTCTGTTAACGGTCAGATACAGCCCAGCAACTGGGGGAATTTTGATTCACGCTATGTAAAAGATGTTCGCCTGGGTACGCGTGTTGTTCAATTGATGGCGCGTGGTGGTCGTTATGAAAAAGCCGGACACGCAATTACCGGATTAAGAATCATTGGTGAAGTAGATGGCGATGATGAAGCCATCTTCAGACCAATACAAAAATACATCAATGGCACATGGTATAACGTCGCACAGGTGTAAATTATGCAGCATTTAAAAAATATTAAGTCCGGAAATCCAAAAACAAAAGAACAATATCAGCTAACAAAGAATTTTGATGTTATCTGGTTATGGTCCGAAGACGGTAAAAACTGGTATGAGGAAGTAAATAACTTTCAGGACGACACCATAAAGATTGTATACGACGAAAATAATATTATTGTTGCCATAACCAAAGATGCCTCAACGCTTAATCCCGAAGGCTTTAGTGTCGTTGAGATTCCAGATATAACAGCCAATCGTCGTGCCGATGATTCAGGGAAGTGGATGTTTAAGGACGGAACTGTGGTTAAGCGGATTTATACAGCAGACGAACAGCAACAACAGGCCGAATCACAAAAGGTCGCGTTGCTTTCTGAAGCTGAAAGCGTTATTCAGCCACTGGAACGCGCTGTCAGGCTGAATATGGCGACGGATGAGGAACGCACACGACTGGAGTCATGGGAACGCTACAGCGTTCTGGTCAGCCGTGTGGATACAGCAAATCCCGAATGGCCACAAAAGCCTGAGTAAAAATTAAGGCCCAATATCGGGCCTTCTCTCATTCTGGTTGTTCGGGAAACGTTACTGGCAGGCTGGAGGTGTCTGTAGATTCGACTTTCTGCGCATAGAGCATCCACTCGGTTAATTTTTGTTTATTCTCGTCGGAAATGATGCCCAGCCGTAGCTGTGAGTCCCATAGCTGGGTTTTATCCCTGACAAGTTGCAACAGGCTTTGCTTTTCATTTTCCGCTTGTTGCCTCTGCTCTTCCTCGGTATAAGTTCGCTTTATCACTACGCCATCTTTGAACAACCATTTCCCCGAAATATCAGCCCGGCGATTTGCTGTAATATCAGGTAATTCAACGACGCTTGCGCCTTCCGGATTAATTGCTGAAACATCCTTTTCAATACAAATAATAACGCCGTTATGGTCATAGACCATTTTCAAAGTGTCTGGCTGGAAATTCTTTTGTTCCTCATACCAGTTTTTTCCATCATCTGAATAAAGCCATTTGATGTTAAATTGCTTTGTTAGCTGGTATTGCTCTTTTGTTTTAGGGTTGCCAGCAGTAATGTTTTTTAAGTGCATCATCGTTAAATACTCCCCGCGTTATACCACGTCCCATTAATGCAATACTGAATTGGCCTTGCCTGTGTTGTATCAATTAATTCATCACGGTTTCCGTTAACTGAACCCGTAACGACATAACCTGACCTGTCAGACCAGCCGGGACCATTCCATGTCTGAACAGATGACAGACCGCCAAGGCGAATACCTGTAATAAACCTTGAGTTACATTCTGCCCGCGTATATGCACCAACATCTCCCGCTGAAGGTTTTCGTGTCGTGGTATAGAAATCTGACCAACCTAATTCAAACCCATAACCATCACGAGCCGACCTGTAGGAAATGCCACCATTTTTATAATTCACACGGAATTGTACGGCAGGACAGCTACCAGCATTTATATTAAAGTGAAGAATTAATGCAGATGCACCACCAATCAGGGCGTTATATGCACCACTATCCCAATTCCATCCAACGGATGTATCACCATTAACAGTATTACCTGTTTGTCGGAGTGCAAATGCATTGACATTTTTGGCACTAATTGAAATATCGCTAGAACCATCAAAACCAACTCCAGCAATTTTTCGTGCTGTTTTCAGCTTTGTTGCAGTAGCGGCATTGCCGGACAGTTCCCCAGAAAGGCCACCGCTGAATGTTTGTCGATTGGTCCAGGTATTCGCTGTACTGAGTAACGGTATTTTCTCCCCGCTTGTGCCGAGTTCTCGTAAACCGAGGTTTTAAATAATGGCCGTTTCTGGCCTGCATGGCATGATTTGCGCTTTTGGACGGGAGATTCAGTGTGCTGATTGGCTATGTAAGGGTATCAACAAATGACCAGAATACAGACCTGCAACGAAACGCTCTTGTTTGTGCAGGATGTGAACAAATATTTGAAGATAAATTAAGCGGGACAAAGACAGACCGACCGGGATTAAAACGCGCTTTAAAGCGCCTTCAAAAAGGTGACACGCTGGTTGTCTGGAAACTGGATCGCCTCGGGCGAAGCATGAAACATCTGATTTCTCTCGTCGGGGAACTACGGGAGCGAGGGATTAATTTTCGCAGTCTGACCGACAGCATAGACACATCTTCTCCAATGGGGCGTTTTTTCTTCCACGTGATGGGTGCCCTGGCTGAAATGGAACGTGAATTAATTGTTGAACGTACACTGGCCGGGCTGGCGGCAGCGCGCGCAAGGGGGCGCACAGGCGGACGTCGACCGAAGCTGACAAAAGAACAGCATGAGCAAATAGCAAGGCTAATCAAAAACGGGCACGACAGAAAACAACTGGCAATAATTTACGGCATTGGCACATCGACGATTTATCGTTATCACCCTGTAGGCGATATACAGACTGAAGAAACAACCGGGCAGACTCAGGAAAATGAAAACCGCTAATCTGACCATTAGCGGTTTTTGTGTAAAATCAGAACAGCCCTTTAACTGAACTGGCCGCGCTGTTAAGAGATGATGTCACCTTATCTTTGAAGCCGGACAGCATATCACTGAACGATGAGGATTGCAGGCGCTCCCGCAAATCCTCATCACAGCGTTCAAGGGTCAGTGAAAATTCTATCTTTTTCGCCTTACCGTAGCGATCAAACTCGGAACGGGTCGTATTCGTTTCAGTCAGCACATACATGCCGTAAATCTGCCCGACGCCATCAATCAGAGGCCAGGGTCGTCCTGTATACGCCTGCGTGGTCAGCAGCGACAGCGATACTTCGCCACCTGTAATTTCAGGATAAAGCACACCAGAAAGAACGATGCGATCATCTCCTGCACCGATATACTGCCAGCTTGCTGAACGGTTAACGCGTTCATTTTTCACATGCCGCCAGCTTTTGTTTTGCTGTAACTGCTGATGCGGCAGCGTGCGCAGCTCAAAAACAAACATGCCGTAGATCATCATCATGGCCATGACTCCTCAATCTTTATCGTAAAAACTGCCACGCCCGGCACGGGCGCGCCGTTCCATTTCTGCCCTGACCATTTCACCTACCAGTTTCGCAAGTTCGCGGGGATTCTGCGTAACAACGTTATGCAGATGAACATGAATTTCACCGCCAAATCCGGAGGCAACCGGCTCCCGATTACGGGAAGCTGCAGGAACTGATGCCACTGGCGATCGTATGGCCTCCGCCACCGGGCGGGAGCTGGCCGCAACAACAGGGACCAGCGCCGGAGGCAGCGGAGCCGGGACCACGGGTGTGATATTAATTGCGGGGGCAGGCTTACTGACCTGCGCAATCTTCCGCTCCTGCCACTCCCCACGAACGGCAAGTGCGCGGGGCAGGTTCTTAAAGACAATATCGCCGGGGCCAATGCGTTTTTTCGTCTCATCAACCAGCTTACCTGTGTTATCAGCAATTTTGCTGAGTCTGCGCAGCGTACCGGTATTGCTGTCTGTGAGCGGTTTATTGTCTTTGGGGTTATCACCTCCGGTACCATTGCCATTTTCCACAGGCTTCGGCGGATTGATTTTCGCCAGGTCCCCCTGAAGCAAGGCAACCTTGTCCTGAAGAATGGCCGCACGCTGTGCGTCTTCGATTTTCTTGCGCGCCCTTTCCGCTTCATCCGGAAGGACGCCAAGTTTTTCAAGTATCCACGCCAGCGTATCCAGCAGCATTTTTGCAGGTGTCAGAACAAGCTGTAACGCACCGCCAAGAACGTTACCGAATATCTCGCCAGCACTGGTACATTTATCCAGCGTTTCCTTGCTGGACTCCATCGGTGACAGCAGCGATTTAAACCAGTTAAACACCTGGCTGATCCCGCTCCCGATTGCGTCAAAAACAGGACCAAACCGTTCAAAAGTTTCGCGCAACGGGGTCAGCCTTTCCATAATCCCGCTGAACACCCCGGCAAAAAATGCCCTGATGGGATCCCAGTATTTCCAGATAAGAACGGCAGCTCCGGCAAGCGCAGCCACGATAAGACCAACCGGACTGAACAACGCCCCGATAGCGCCTCCCAGCAAAGAAACGGACCCCGTCACCATTCCCCATAGTGCTGGCAGGACCCTGACAGCATTCATTGATCCGGTCAGGAGAGAAAAACCAAGACGCAGTTTTGCCAGCGGACCAGCAAGCACACCAATAGCCAGCGACAACGAGCCAACCGTTGCAGTCATTGCCAGCAACGCACCGCCTGCTATCAGTAGCTGGCGCGTCAGTGCCGGATGGGCCTGCGCCAGCGCCGTCACCCTTGATACCACCCGCGTGAGCCACTGCGTGACAGAACGCAGCGGACCGTCAATCAGATCTGCAATGCGGATGCGCAACCCTTCCCATGCACTGCCGAGTGATTTCAGATCGCCGTCAAGGTTGTTGGCCATAACCTTTGCTGTGCGTTCAGCCTCACCGCGCGCGCCTTCAAGTTCTTTTCTCAGTTTGGGTAAGGAACCGTCACCCGCTGCATCAACGAGCGCCATAAACGATGTGAAAGCCTCTTCTCCGGCAATGTCCTTAAAGAACGATACCCGGTCAACTTCCCCGTATTTGCGGGTGGCTTTATAAAGGTCGGCCAGCACATCCTCCATCGGGCGCATTTTGCCCCCGGCATCCGAGACGGACACGCCCAGCTCTTTCAGAGCTTCTGCCGCCGCCTTTGGCGGTGATGCCAGACGAGCCAGGCTGGCACGCATTGCCGTCCCGGCATCACTCCCTCTGATGCCCATATTCGCCAGCACGCCAGCCATCGCTGCGGCCTGCTCCAGCGATATTCCCAGCTTCCCCGCCACCGGACCTGCATATTTCATGGTTTCGCCCAGTGCGCGAAGGTCAGTGTTGGTACGGGTAAACGCTGCGGTGAGTGTGTCACCGACCCGGTCCATCTGGTCAGCAGAAAGGCCGAACTGCGTCAGGATATTTGAGCCAATATCTGCCGTCTCGCCGAGATCCATACCGCCAGCCGTTGCCATGCTCAGCACGCCGGGAAGCGCAGCCTGAATGGCCTGCGGAGTGAAGCCAGCCATTGCAAGAAATGCCTGTCCACTGGCGGCATCGCCTGCGGTGAACTGCGTTTCAGAGCCAAGTTTTAACGCCTGCTCACGCAGCGCCTTAAACTGCGGGCTGTTCTGGTCGATTCGCGTCAGTGCCTGAACGCGGGACATCTCTTTGCCGAACCCGATCGCAGGCTGCAAAAAACGCCCGGCAGCATAGCCGCCCGCCGCTGCCGCACCAATTGCCAGCGCACCACCTGTTTTCAGTTTTCCCGCTGTTTCCTGCGCGCGCGAATACCGCTCACGCGCCCGCGTTACACGCGCAAGCGCCTGCCGTTCGCGTTCAAGCTGGTTGTTGTACTGTTCGGTGCGTCTGATGGCCTGCTGGATGGTGTTATCGCTGCCTGTCAGGGAAATGCCGTGGCGTTTCAGCTCTCCGCCAAGTTCCCGCATTTTCTGAATTTCCCGTGTGCGCGATTCATTCAGGCGTTCAAGCCGGGTGCTTAACTGCTGCATCAGCTTTTGTTGTTTTTCGCTGAGCACTGTACCCGTGCGTTGTAACTGATTAAGGGCGTTAAGCTGGCGTCGTGCTTTCAATATGCCAGCATCCGCTTTACTGACAGCGTCACGGGCGCGCTCAAATGAACGCGCCTGACGCTCGAGATTTTTGATCGCCCCCTGCGTTCGCTGGATGGAGTCACCAAGCTGCCCCATCAGGCGGCGGGCGTTTTCGGCAGGCCGGGTCAACCTGTCAACGGCGCTGAAAGCGACCCGGATATCAAGAGTCTTCATTATCTGCATTCCCGCTGCGAAGTGCCGCCCGCTCGCGCCAGCTAACCACTTCGCCGGGCGTCATCATGAAGATTTCGGCGGGCGACCAGTTAAAAATGGCGGCAATATCCGCCACCAGATCTTCGATGTGCTCAAAGCACACCAGGGTGATTACGCTGCCGTCTCCTGCACGCTCTTCGCGCCAGAGTCTGGCTCGCTCATAAAATTTACAGCCACAGCGCACAACTGAATAAAATCGCGTGACGACATTTTTTTAATCATCACTTCATCCAGTCGCGGTGATGTCACGCGTGACAGCAGCGTAAACATGGATTCCGCTTTCAGATTCAGCACATCAGACAGCGACAGACCACGCAGGGATCCAGCCTGCTCAATAGCCCCGGTGATCTCCACATACGTGATTTTTTCGCCGCCTCGCTCAATTGGTTGGGTAAGTTTTACGCCACGCTCACTGGTTTCTTTCACAGTGTCAGTAACTACCGTGTTTTCGGTATCGATGTTTTTCGTCTCTTTCATCAGGAAACTCCTTTCAGTCAGAGGCGACGCACTGCGCCGCCTGCATATTACTTATCAGCTAAGCCCGAGCGCGGAACGGATGCGATCGGGCACAATGTCCTTGCCGTCCTTCCGGTAAATGAAGTTCAGCAGGTCAATCTCCCACAACGGGCGATCGTTAACACTCAGCTTGTAGTAGGTGTTTTTAATGGCGTAAGTGTGTGATGTGGCTTCGCCCTGTTTGGCTTCCCCCATATCAATTTCCGTCACACGTCCGCGCATTTCGACTTCATACAGGTCGCTTTCTGCATCGGTGTAGTATTCACCCGCAAAACGCAGCAGCGTGCCGTCAATCGTGCCGCCATACTTAAGGAACAGCTCACGAACTGCGCCCCCCATGACAAAGCTCGCATCAAGCGCGGAGTCATCCAGGCCGAGATCAATACTTACCGCTCCCATCATGCCACCACCCCGGTAGCTGTCGGTTTTGCGCGTCAGCTTAGGCAAAGTGACGGACGTCACCTTACCCACTTCGTTTTCACCATCCACAAACAGCGTAAAAAAGCGAAGATGTTTTGGCACAGCCATCAGGCACCTCCCAGCACCGCAAATGCGGGTTCAAAGTATTCATCAGTAAACGTCTGGTAAAGCTCCATGTCTTCCAGTGGCGGAACGGGCGTATATTTGTAGCGAATACGCACACGCCCCTGACGTAAATCCGTGGTGCTGTTATCCACCACGTCATACCAGCACTCCGCGCCAATCAGTTTCCCGGCAGTCACCAGTGAATCCAGTTTTGCCCTGATGGCACTGATAACATCCTTCACGTTCGCAGGCGTCAGTGGACTGTCGATGGTTTCAAACTGCGCTTCCGCAATTGAATCAGCCAGCACCTGTGCGGTTCGGGTATACACCTCAAAAATGTAGGCGTTCGTTTCCGGTGTGCGGTTGCCCCAGAAGCGGAACCCGTTGCGACGAATAATGGTCGTGATTTCTTTGTTGTTGAGGCTGTTGGCATCGCTGTCTTCGGCCTGCAACGACCAGAACACATGCCTCGACATCCCCAGCACATTTTTAACCGGAACGTTGGACAGCGATTTGTGCCAGCCCTGCTCATGGTCAATGTACGCACGAAGGCCGCACGCATAAGCAGGCGCGGGGAACGTTTCGTTTTCGCCACTTTTCGGGTTGTAGGCGATGAAGTCCGGCCATAAGAGCATCACTTCACGTTCGTTGAATTTCTGGCGGTAGGTAATCGCTTCAGCCATCGTGTTACAGCCGTGACATGAGGCATACACAAATGCGCGCAGTTTACCCGCAATCACGCACAGGGATTTTGTCACCGCCTCCGTGTCCAGCTCCGGCGCGGCCAGAATACGCGGACGGTATCCGATGCTTTCATCCTGCTCTGCAACAAGCAGCGCATACATCCCCGTATAGCTGCCGTCATCCTCAGAACCACCGATAACCAGTTGATCCTGCGTCTTTTCGTCTTCTTCTTTGTGTTCAGCCACGCGAACGACGATCACCTTTGTGCTCACCTGGTCTGCGATGGCCTTAAGCGCACGATAAAGCGTCCCCGTTGTTCCGCATTTTCCCAGCACGTCATTGACGCGGGTCAGCAGTGTGGGCTTGTTCAGCGGGAACAGCTTCGCGTCCGCATCATCCGCCGTTGCCACGATACCGATAACGCTGGAATCAACATCGTTAATCGCTGTTACCAGGTCGGTATTTTCCGTAACACGGGCACCATGAAAACGAGTTTCACTCATAGCTTCAGCCCCTTGTATCCGTTAAATGATTCGGCAACAATCATCACCCACCACGCGCGTAATCTCACCCCTGCGCCGTTCTCCCGCCACGGCGACAACAAAAAGCAGTAACCCCCTCCGCACGCACATGCGACCATGCCACACAGGGAGGGAGCAGATGACCGACACCACCATGCAATTGCTCAGTCAGGGCACAGACCCCGTGAAAATGCCGGATTTTGATATTCTCGCCGAGGGTAAAACGCTGTCCGGCGTGGCAGAACGCCTGATGAGCCTGTCACTGACCGACAACCGGGGATTTGAGGCGGACCAGCTCACCATCACGCTGGATGATGCCGATGGCCAGTTGCAGCTACCGCCACGGGGCGCGCGTCTGACGGTTCTCATTGGCTGGAAAGGGGAACCGCTGACAGAAAAAGGCACTTACATTGTTGATGAAATCGCTCACGAAGGACCGCCGGACAGGCTGACTGTTTCAGCCAGAAGCGCAGATTTTCGGGATGAATTTAACGTTAAACGTGAGGTGTCCTGGCATGATGTGACCGTTGAGCGTGTGGTATCCGCCATCGCTCATCGGTATGGTCTGAAACCGCAAATCAGCGAAATGCTGATGGATATCGAAATCGACCACGCCGACCAGACCGAAGAAAGCGACATGTCCTTCCTTACGCGCATGGCGGAAATGCTGGGCGCAATCACCACGGTAAAAAGCGGTAATCTGTTATTCATCATGCCCGGTGGTGGCGTGAACGCACAGGGCCAGCCGTTGCCCTCGTTCGCCATCACACGCAACAGCGGCGATCGCCATCAGTTCCGCATTGCTGACCGCGAAGCGTATACGGGGGTACGCGCTTACTGGCTTGATCTTAATTACGGGAAAAAGAAAAAAGTCAGCGTGAAACGCCGCAAACCGTCAAAACCAAAAAAGGAGAAAAGCAGCAGCCGGGAAGGCGACTATATGGAAGGTGCGGAAGGCAACGTGTTTGTGTTACGCAAGACTTATCAGAACGAGCAGGCAGCAAGACGCGCAGCGGCGGCAAAGTGGCAGCAGCTACAACGCGGAGCTGCATCATTCTCCATCACGCTGGCGCGTGGACGCGCAGAACTCTATCCCGAAATGCATGGCACGGTAACAGGATTTAAAAGCGAGATTGATAATCAGGACTGGATTATTGCAAAAGCCGAGCACACCATTGATAACAGCGGCTTTACCACGCAGCTTGAGCTTGAGGCAAAAATCCCGGAATGGATAGCGGAAACAGAGTGAAGAACTTAGAATAGCGGCAGCACCACGTTAAGGGAGGTCGCTATGTTCCGTTGTCCGCTTTGTGGCGCATCTGCCCGTATCCGCACCAGTCGTCCGGAAAATGATTCAAACACCGTGCGGCAAAAGTATTACCAGTGTAACAACCTGGAATGCGGCGTATGCTTCTCAACACTGGAAGCCTTCCATAAATTCACATCGAAACACGCCTCCGGCGTTCACTCATCAGAAGGTATCCCGTGGCATGAGCTGCCAGCTTCACACAGGGGAAACAATCAGATGAGTTTGCCTTTACCTCAGAATTAACAGGCAGAATTGCCGGAGTAACAAAAAAGCGATAGATTACGCGCGGGTGCCTTTCGGCTGATGGTCGGAGGGAATACCCGAAGGCCAGATGTGGAAAGGCCCCGGAAAACACTTTTGTTTAACCGAGGCCCTAACCGTCTACCCTAAGCAAGTGAAAGGTTAGCGCCTCTCCGGAAAAGGAGCAAGTGCTATGTCGCAAAAATCGCTTACAGCCATCACGTTCTGCGTGACGGTAATCCTCATCATCTGGATATTGCATGGTTCGCTGTGCGAAATACGGATGAGCTTCTGGGGCGCGGAGTTTGCGGCGTTCTTACAGTGTAAGCAGTAA